ATACTCCTTCCCATCCTCTCTCTTCAACTCTAGTTTGTTTATCACTGTTTCCACATGGTTGGGGAACTCCTTAGACAGAAAAATATATTTTTCAATCCTCCTCCTCCAAATAGCATACTGCTCTTTAAATCTTTTATCCTCTAAGGGCATAACCACCAATGCCTTTAGAGAATGGAATAAACTATTTACCTCCTTAACCTCCTCGATATCGATTGAAGAATAAAATTGAGGACACAACAATGGGCACTCAAACATTTCAGGATCTTCTGATCCTATACTCCCATTGTAAACTTCCACCACTAATCTATACCCTTCCTCTGTTCCCAATCTTGCTTCATGGAAATCTACTTTTTCAATCTCATATTTTTTTAACTGCAGATTGTGGCTTATTGATGGAAAATCAAAAAGATGTGCTTTTAAATAATCATCAATTGCTCCTATTTTTTTTAATACTCTGTGATTTAACATATTGAATTTATTTTATAAAATTTAGGACTCTCAACAACTGGAGAGTCCTTTAATAAGTTTTTTATTCCTCTTCCTTAAAATCCCAAAGGACTTTTGCCAATTCCCACTTCTTTTCCATCTCCTTTTTTCTCTTATTGGCATACTGCAGATCATAACTATGTTGCCTTTTATCTGGATTATCCTTTAAGAACTTATGCTCTTTAACGGCTTCTCTATACTTCAACTCAAAGTACTCAATGCTTTCCGGCATAGCCAACGTGATCTTCTCACTCAATCCCTCATAATAACTAATACGGCTATTATAAGCCTCTGCTTTTTTTGATTCCTCAACCGACTTTCCTAACCTATCCCAATTTCTTTTTATTAGGTTTCGGTGTCTGCTTTCTGAATGATGCCCAACTTTGATCGGTTCACCTAACTTCAAAAAATCTTCTCCTTCTCTGGACTTCTCCCACCATTCCATACTTCTTCTCTCTGCAGATGCTGCCCAACTACTTAGCTTTTCAATCTTATTCAATGCTCTTTGCCTTGAATCAAATCCATCACATCTAGTATATGAGTAATAATAATGCTCATCATCCTTCTTCACTAGATTCCAGATGATCACCATCACATCTTTCCCTCTCTTGGTAGTCAACATAACCTCATCTCCTTTTTCATAAGGAAGAGAACATTTAGCCAAAAATACATTTGGGCAAAACTTTGAAAACGAATTCATATTTTTTTGATTTAATGATTAACAACAACACAAATATAATACGCTCTTTTGTAAAACGCAAACTTTAATTTCCCTAACGGTTTTTAGTATGTCTTAATTTATCCTCCCCATCCTTCTATTATTTTTATAACTGTTGGCCATTTTTCAATAATTAAGATCCAAATATAAATGTGAAATATCATTGGGAATTCAACCGATAAATCTATTTTAATCTTTTCTCCTTCACTAATCATTTTTTTAATTGAATCCCAAACCATATTAATTATCTTTTTGATTATAAGTTAGATATTCTGTATCCCATCCTTCAACTGAAAACTCGACCTCAAATTGCGTTCCCTCTCCATCATAATCAACAATAAATCCTCCCAACTTTTGCCGAAAATCATATCCTCCTCCTATTATAGATCCTTTGATCCTCCTTTCCATTAAATCCCTTACCATACTTTTTAATTGCTTTATAGTTGGAATCGTTTCCTCCTGCCCCCATGTCCAATCTAAAAACTCCATAACACTCCTCACCTTCTCCCACCTAAAATTCTCTTCAACCGATTTCCAACTATTTTGCAGAATCAATTTATCTGCTTCATTTAACTTTATCCCATTTCTTAAATCTTCCATGTGTTAAAATTTTATAACCCAAAAAAGTTATATCCATTTGATTGCTGACCTTTAAAACATAATTGGCACAACATTGCTAAATTATCCCACTCCTCATCATGATCCACTCTTGGCCATGTCGTAATGACTTCTTTAAACTTCTCTGTCCAATTAACTTCTCCAACTGGAGATTCAATTAAATAGACTCTTTTCGCTTCCATACGCCCCAAATGAGGGCTCATTCTCTCTAACTTGTCTCCTCTTGGCATTTCATATTCAATTGTGTTGATACTTGTTTCATCCTGTAAATATTGAGTCATACCAACTCCACTACTCTTCGGCTCTATAAACAATAAATAATCCATTCCCCCATGAATATTAATGTGCATCTTTATATGCTTTAATCTCTGGGAAAATCTTTTTTTAATCGCTACAAACCTCCAGATAAATAAATGCCCTTTGTAAAAAGATCCCCACGCTAAGCCTGTTGGATCATTATCATCTTTCACCTTATCACTCGAATCCACCACAAAAATCTTCCTCAACTTCCTCACTTCAATTGGTACTTCTTCATAAGGGATCACTGGCAACATCCAGTCTTTAACATGGTTCCCGCTTCCTACCTTTGGAGATTGATCAAATTGTCCTCCATATCCAACACTCCCTAATCTCAATTTAAACTTTTCAATCTGATCATATCCCAATCTATTTACATCCAATAAACCTCCAACATACTTCTTCTTTGCACTCTCTGGTTTTACATTCTTCTTCAATGTAGCAGGCAAACAAATATGTAAGATCTTCCTTTCTCCATTCTCATGCTGCTTTATCATCATTCCACTTGGATCACTTACATGCAATCTTTGCATTACCATAATCAAAGACGTCACCTTCTTATCTGCTTTCCTTGTCTCCAATCTTTTATTTATCCAATCCCACGCCTTTGTCATTATATCCGTATTCTTCACACCTTCGGGATCAATAGGATCATCCACAATCATCAAATGGGCATGGTTCCCAATAATCTTTTGCCTAACAGATGTGATAATCCTCTCTCCTGCAAACGAATTCATATACATCAACTTATTATCAAAATCCCTCCTAATATAGAAATCCTGCTCAAATCGATCTATCCAGAAATAAGAAGGGAACATTTTTTTAAACTTCTCACTCGCAATTATATCCCTGCTCTTTGTTCCGTGCTTTACTGACAAAGGAGAAACATTTGATCCTGTAATAATCCTCAACTTAGGGTCTTTAATCCACAACCAAACTGGAAATACTTGGGTAACTAATGTACTCTTTGACATACCTGGCGGTACGTTTATCAAAAGATCATAATCATTAGGATCTCTCCTAACAATTCTCTCTCCCAACTTTTGCAACTCATCGGCGATCAATTCCAAATGCCAATTCTCCTCCAATGGATCTTTTACAATCTCCCCCCAAAACTCTTTAAAAAAGTAATAATAACTCTTCTCACATAACTTGGCTTTCGCGTCATATATCGCTCTATCCAAATCATGAATCATCTCTATTCTTTTGAATCTTCTCTAATAACTTAACATACAACTCTAACTCGTCAGGATCTAAGTTTTCTAAATCCTTTGCATCGATCCCCCTATTTACCGTGATTTCATTTTTCTCATTATAACCTAAATCCTTTCCTTTGGTCCTCATCCAGAAGAGAATGCTTTGTGGATGCAATTTATTCATGGATCTATATAGACAATCCTCACCAAACTCCATTCTCTGCTCATTCAAAATCTTAATTGCTTCATTAAAGATCTCATCATTATTCCTCCAATTATGGTAAGTCCTTCGGCTTATCTCTACTTTCTTACATGTCTTAGTCACACTAAAAAGCAACTTTGGGAATGACTCCACAAATTCTTTTTTCTTCCTTCTCGCTGTTGGTGTTCCATTAAACTCATGTCCTTCTTCCTTCATCCCTTTCAACTCCTTCTCTAAATCACTCAATATCTCATCCTCTTCCTTGGCTAAAAATCCTCTTATCTCATCAACCTTCTCCATAAAATCTTTATCCTCAGCCATCCATCTTCTTGCTGTGGATCTTGCCAACTTTGAATTCCTACACGCCAAATCTACATTCCCCCCATTCTCCTCCAGATATACAAAAAATAGATCCTTTTTCAACTCCAACATTTTCTTAGTATCTCTACTTTTATTTTTCTTTTCCATATTCCTACATTAAGAGATGTGAAAAAAATACAATCTAAAGTCTATAATATAATGCAATCGTCTTAAATATATCTATTATACAACAAAAAAGAGATATGATTGGATAAATCACATCTCTCTATATAAAATCTCTTTACTATGCCCCTTAAAATGATTATAGGTTTAACTTAATTGTAAACTTATTAGCCTTTCTATTTGCTTCCCTAATCATATTTGGATATAGATTAATCAATTTCAAAATCGCTTCCTTTTCCATCTCAACTGTCCTATAATCTTTACAACCACCATCCTTCTCCCAATGATCATTTTCCCAATGTAGATATCTTATTCCTAAAATCCCTCCCTTCAATAGTAAATGCCTTAAACATATTTCATAATCTTCCTTCACCTTAAACTCCTCATCAAAATAAAACTCCTTGTCATTAATCATCCCCATACAACTTGCCGTTACATAGGTTTTCAATAAAATCGGTTTATATGGATATGTTCCCTTTGGACTGCTTTCTGTCCTCGTTCCCCATATCTTATAATTCAATTGTTCACACACATCAAATGCCTTCATAAATTCATTGTACCAAAAATCCTCCTCTTCAATCTGGATCTTCTTCATCTTCCTCTCTCTAATAAAATTATACCCACAATACTTCACATCATCATCCAGAAACACAACTCTCCTCTCTTTCGTGTTTTTTAAAATCCAATTTCTCGTTGCTGTTATTCCCTTTACATCGATAGGAACACCCACCAATTTATTTTCCTTCACTCTCCCCTCATATAAATGGATCTCACTTTCCGGCACATAAAACGTTCCCTTACTTCTAAAAACTCTATCCGTACTCGTTTCTCCTGCTCTTCCCTTACTTGGTATTGCTACTAACATCTATTCCCTTTTTAAACCTTACTTTAAAATCATCCCAATTAAAAACTCTTTCCAATGATTCAACATCAAAAAGAGATCCTTTTTTATATCCTCCTCTCCTTACTTTTTTCAACTGGAGAAACATTTTAAGATCCTCCCACATCTCACTATTAGGCTCTGCCATGATCAAAATATATTCCATTGGGGGAGATAATTGAACACTCCTTTCTATCTCAATACTTTCTCCATCCTCCAGATTCTTCACCTTTTCCTTCTGCTCTTCCTTAATCCCCCACATAACTTCATCAACTCCCCACACCTCTTCCAATATGTTATTATCCCATCCTCCTTCATGGATATTATCAATTAAACTCCATGCTTCAATCTCATCCTTCGTGAGTCCTTTATCACTTTGAATCCATTTCTCACTCAACTCCTTCTTCTCCACCAATACCTTTAAGTACTCAAAATTTGCTTCCTCATCAATCGATCCTACTTTGTTAAAATGCTTTACAGCTGCTTTAATTTCTCTCTTTAACTTGCTTAATGTGTATTGTGCTATTTTCCTTAATTGCTTCAACCTTTGATTCCCCACAATCATTTTCTTCGTCTTCTCACTATAACCAATTTTATTCTTTTCTAACAACGCAGGATAAGCCAATAATTTATAAATCAACAACTTCTCCTTTTCCCTTTCTATATACCTTGCATTATTAGGATCTATTTTTAAATCTGTCAATTTCATACTTCCTCTTTTATGGATGAATAACTAAAAACTTACTATGCTTTTGCACTTCAAAATCTTCTCCTTTTGTCTCAAACCAAATATCATCTTTCCTCAAATCTTCACCGCCCAGGCGTTTAAAATCAATACCACCTTTCAATCTGCAGATCCAATAAGGATTCTTTATTTTACTTTTGAAATCCTCCGTATCTTTTGCCGACACATAACTAACATTCATAACGATTGACTTCATTTTAAACATCCCCAACAACCTATTCTTTTCTATCCTTGCAGATACAAACCCCATACTCATAAAAACTCCCTTCTCATTAATTAAATCTGCAGGGAAAACAATCATGTGGCTTCTTGAATCCCTACCAATGGGGATGATATTGCAATCATTATTAGTAATAATGTAACTCCCCTCATGACCAACAAAAATCACATGCCCTCCAACCTCTACTTCATAGGCGCCAGATTTGACGAAAACCACACACACATCTCCTCCATGATTTTCTAATACTTTCTTTTCGATAACTTTCATATTCTTAACCATACTCCTTTTTTTTATTCCTCCAGATCTTCCACATAAATCACAAACTCCCCAAATCCTTTTTCAATTAAATGCTCACTCAATATAATCTCCCCAATCACAACCTCAACAATCAACCTCCCATACTTACCATAAGTCTCCGGCCATGTAGTTACAACCATTACATCCTTCCCCAATATCAACTCCCTCACATAATCCCTCACAACTAATCCTTCCTCCCTTTCCTCTCCTCTAATCTCTGGGGTATTGATTTTTTGGAGTCTTAATTTCTTTTTGGTAAGGATATCAAACCCAACCTCAATAAAGCCTGTATAAGTATCCCCATCATATACACTACTTATATTGCAAATATACCACCTTTTTTCTCCAGATGCTTCCCCATTATAACTCTTCATTAATTCAATTTGATTCAATGAAGAGAATTGATTAGAGATATCTTTTTTTATTTCCTTCTGGGAACTACAACTCCAGATAAATAAACCAACTAAAAACAACAATACTTTTCTCATAATGATATATTAAATTTTTCTTCTACAATACTTCTAAACTCCCCCGCACTATTTTCTAATGATTCCACTATACTCCTATACGCATCATATTCATCACTATAAAATTCAATCCCTTCACAATCCATAAACCTCCCTGCATTTTCTAATCTATAATCTCCTTCTGGCACCACCCACAAATATCCTTGATCTTCCTTTTGATCTGCAGATCTGAAAACCCAATATGCTTCTTTAAATGTTTCCTCACTATCAACAGATTTTTTGGTTATTATATCTTTGTGATCTTTCATAATCTTAAACACCTTTCTCTTATAACTATCAACAACCCAATACTCATCATTCATGATTTATAATTTTTGATCAATAAAAAAACTTCCATATCCATTTTTAAGTACTACACTATCCATCAAGTACATAAAACTCAAATGTTCATTTTGTGCTCTTGGTAGTCCTTTTATTACTTCACTAAACTCGACTTCAACCAAGATCTTATAATTTACTTTTTTAACTGGAGATATTTTTTTCAGCCACTTAGGGAAATACTGCTCTTTAAACATTTGCCAAAAAGAAGAAGGCATGCTATGATATACCTCTATAATCTTTTTATCACTCTGCCCATACAATCTGCTCTCTAACTCTACAACATATCTTTTAGCCGCTTTGTCAATCATTAATCTTCCCTCCAGATCATCAATAAATTGATCTCCCCAATCAATCAAATAATCTCCTTTAAAATCAAACTTTTTTAAAACAACCTCTTTACTCATATCCTTTTATTTTAAAATTAAAAAAACCTATCCGCAATGAATAGGTTTTCCAAATTTAATCCTCCAATAAATAACACCACTTTTCTCTATTCTTTTACTTCAACTTTCAAAACCGTGTATATCCCTTTATCATTAATATCACTAACTGCATTCCACGCATCCACTTCTGTTTCATAATCCCCCTTTAATGGAACAATAGAAACTCTACTCATGGGATCTATTAAAAATATTTTGTACCTCATCTTGATTGATTTTGATTATTAAATTACTTTTTATTCTCCTCTCTTGCCTTCTTCATCCTCTCTCCTAACTTTTCATATTCCTCTCTCAATCTATTATCAACATGCTGTGATAATGAATCATAAGAGATCCCCATT